GATTTGTCAAAATTCCACGGAGTGAGTTGAGGCTGTTTGCTTGACGATATGCATCTATAAATGCTTGTGATGTATTTCCTGAGAAATTCCATCCAGCAGATAGACCATTATAACCGTTTGGCAATGTCCAACCTGAGCCGCCGAATTGAGCAGCGGGTTCTTGGAACATTGCTTCGGTTGCGGAGGTGTACGAAGAAGCACGATCTCCACGTAGTTGATATTGAGCGCGCATTGCAAAGATGAGGCCAGTTGGGGCGGTCATTGGTTGAACGCCGCAGATGTCATAGGCCATCAAGTTTGGCATAGCACGACGAACCAAGGAGATGAGCACGGGATCATAACCAGCAACAGTTGGATTGTTGCTGTAATCCATGGGCATTCCGAGGTTGTTTGAGCTCATTGTTTCAGTGAGGTGTTGAGAACGAAGAGCTTGCTCTTGGTTTTCTAGAAGGACGGCAGTGACTTTCTTGCGATAGTCATCTTGAATCTTGGGGAGTGCATCGTGGCCGAGCACTGGTTCCCATTTTTCTGTTAAAACGTCATATGGGGTATTTTCTGAAAATTGCATTTTAGTGTTTTCTCCTGTGAGTGTAAATATTTAGTAATAGTGAAATTTAGACCTTTTTGTGTAGTCTACCCAATGCACCGACGTAACCTTCTACAAGGGTAGTCGGAGCAGTTTTAGCTGGTGCAAATGTTTGCTCTGGCTCAACGGAACGAGCAGGAGCGCGACTTGCGGTGTTTAGATAATTTTCCTTAATGGCTGTTAGTTTTTCACGGTATTCATCAACTGTACCGAAAGAAACATTTTCCATTAGGTTTTGAAGTTTGGCGATTTGAGTGTCTGCAAGATCTCTTGTCTCAGCGACAAAGATTCCAGCACATTCAGTCAATTCGATTTGCTTCTTGAGTTCGATGGTGGCATTTACGGACTCGTTGAGTTTGTTTTCCAACTCACGGTTTTGAGCGTAAAGTTCATCAAGAACATTGTACTTCTCGTTGGGAACGTCAATGTAGTGGTTTTCAAAGAGGTTCTTTAGACCACTGATGAAGTTCTCGGCAATTTGAGTCTTGATGCCTTGTTCAACGGCTACAGCGTTCTCTGTCATCCATTCTTCGACTACGTAGTCAAGGTAGTCATCTACCTTCTCTACGAGAGATTCGGTGACATTCTCAAGATATTGCTTGACGTTGCCGTCAACACCTTGAACGATGTGGGCAACGGTCTTTTCAACGCGGTCTGTGACAGCGGCTTCAAAGATTGCCTCTAGTTTGCTGACGAGTTCTTCCGAAGCGACTTCTTCACCGAGCAATGAAGCGAGGGCAGCGCGGAATTGTGCGCGGGCTTCTGCGATCATTTCTTGATCTTCAACGCTTTCTTCGACTTCGGTTGGCTCTTCTTCTTCTGTTTCCTCTGTCTCCTCTTCCTCTCCGGAAGATTGAGCAGGAGCAGACATTGCTGGAGCAGCCTTACCCATCATGCCCATTGAGTTGGGTACGATTGGTGCTGGAACTCCGGGAACGGCAACAGCGCCCGTCGCAACGGCTGGGGCGCTCATTGAGCCCTTTCCGGTTGCATCGACGGAACCCTTGCCGGTTGCATCGTAATCGCCTAGGCCCATGGCTTGCATGGCGGCTTCTGAAATGGTTTGTTTCTTATTTTTCATATTAAAAGGATCCTTAAGTGTAAAATTATTTATACTCCAAAATATTTAAGACTTTATCTTGTTCTGCCTCCAAGTAGACCATAAAGCCAATTAGATTGTGATGCTTGTGCTTGAGGTACATAAAGTGTAACTGGAGGCTTACCAGCACCGTCTACAACGTTTGCAGCGTATTCGGGACCAAAGGCAGCGGCTTGTTGTTTTAAGTATGATGTACCCGTCAAATCTTCCAGAGCACCACCCAATCCACCTACAACGGTTCCGATTGCACCACCCATACCCCCCGCTCTTTGTAATGCTTTACCAAACATATTTGCAAAACCTCCAGCAAATCCTGCACCAGACAATGCACTTATTGTGCCCCAACCAGTTTCAGAAGTTGGGCCAATGCCATATTTGATGGCATCCCCCCAAAATCCTGATTCTGTATCAGTTTTTGGTTTTTTTATTTCTTTACCATCTTTATCTTTCCAAGTATCCAATCCTTTACCTCTGCCACCAAAAGCCATTTTTTCTAAACCAATTTTTTCACCTTTTTTGGATTTTAATTCTAATGGACTTTTTATAACTCCCGTGGTGCTGAGATCGTCGCGTGCTTCGGAAAAATAACGTTTTCTGTATTCCTTCAAATTTACATAAACATTGTCATTTGGATTGCTTTCATTTTTGTGTTCAAGCAATGCACATAGATATGTTTTTGTGTTTGAAGGAATGCTTATCATGACAATTTCTTGAAATAGTTATTGAAGACCTTTACAATGTTTTCTTGAAGATCTCTTTTTGAGGAATTTTTGATAAGTTTAACGGATTGCTCACGATCTCTTTCGGTCCACATTCCGTTTTCAAAAATCCATTCCTTGCCTTCCATGATTCCATTAACGAAAGCATTGGGAGCAGAAGGATCTGCAACAATGTCGATTGCGGCAAGCATGAAGTCTTCTTGGACTTCTTGATAGCCGTTCTTAGGACGAAGCGAACCCATTCCACGGGTGGAAACACCAAGTTGAGCACCTTCATCAATCAGGTTCTTGACGATTCTTCCCATTGGGGTGTCAAGGACCTTTGCCTTTCCGTAGACATTCTTGCCATCTTCATGGAGGGTCTTGATCATGTGAGAAACCCGGTCTAGGTTGACTGTTGGGCCTGTTGGGTGATTCAATTCTCCCATTGCACGGCCCTTTTCAACATACTCGGTAATATAACGACCACATTCCTTTTTGAGTATGCCGCTTGGATAGACTCTGCCGTTGCGGTTCTTTACATCAGATTGCATGAAAACACCTTCGATGAAATATGTTTTTTCACCGTTTCCGATGTTCTCCTTGATGTACTTGATGTCTTCAGTTAGTTCCGTTATCAGTTTCATTTTTTGTTCCTAGGATGTTTTTGGCAACGGTCTTGTATTGCTCTTCAAGTTTGCTTCCAATCTTGGAATAAAGAACTTTTGAAGTTGTTTCCTTGAAAGAAACCGCGTTTTCTTGAATTGCATTTTTTAACATGTCTCTGATTTCGTTTTTCATTGTAATTTCCTGGTTTCTTGTGCAAACTTGATGTGTTGCTTGAATGTTGTTGTATTGTTAAAAATTTCTTGAGTCATTTTTTTTCTGTTTTCCGAATTCAGAGACTCAAATAAATTTTTAACCAATTCCTTTTCATTTTCAGTAATATTTATAACAGAATTATCCTTCAATATTACTCTTCCACTTTCAAAATTTTCCATAAAGTGAATAAATTTTTGTAAATCTGGTGTCTCTTCGGTAGACTGTTCGTTCTCAAAAAGACGATTGGAGACTTCTTCTCGTACTGAAAAAATGGATTCATTCAGTTTGACAGCCAATGCTTGTTCAATGTTTTGCTTGAAGTATGCTTCATTCTCAGAAAGCATTTCCTTGATTCCATTTTTTAAAAGTGTTTTTGAGATGTCCATTTTAACCCTCTGATTGCTGTTGTTGTGCTTCTTGAGCTTGTTGTTGAGCCATCATCGCTAGTTGCTCTTGTTGCATTCTTTGTCTGTCAACTTCCATTTGTTTGTCCATTACACGCATGTCTTCCTCGCTTTGACGAAGAATATTTTTTCTGACATAATCGGAAGAGAAATATTTACCAATGTAAGGATCGACAAATTGAACCATCTTAAGACGCTCTGCAAGAATTTCTGCTTCTTTGAGATCCCAGAAGTAGTTGTCGGTATTGAAGACATAGTTGATGTCTCCCTTCAATTCTCTCCAATCATCATCGGTCATGACACCCTTGAGAAGAAGTTGAACTCTCAACATGTCGGCAAATAATTTGGTGAAATGATGCCGAATTCTGTCAATGAATTTATAAAACTTTACTTCTTCTCGGGTGATTTCAACAGATCGTCCCATGTTGAAACCCGTGGATTCAGATGTCAATCGGCTGATCGGCACATTCAATGACATGTACAACTTCTTCTTGAAGTAGTCAACGTCTTCGATCTGGGACATGGCCTGACCACCGGGAAGAGTGGAAATTTCCGTTCCTCTTGAACCTTCACGGCGGGGAAGCCAGTAATCCTCAAGCACCGACAGATGGTTTCTTTCATCACGAACTTCGCCGGTTGCTTGGTTGTAGATTACACGGTTGCGGAAGCGACTCATCATGTCGCGCATGTACTGCTCGGCCTTTTGCTTCGGCAATTGCCCTACGTCAACATAGAACACTCTGCGTTCGGGTGCACG